CCCGCCAACATCCTGCGCCTCTATGCCGCGACGGCGGTCGCCATTTCGCGCTGGGAAGATCGCCTGCGGCTACGGCGCGTCGGCCTGTCGTCCGATCGCCCCGGCGCGGCCTCCATCATGATCGACGCCGTGCGGACGGACACGATCGCCAGCAACGGCCTTACCCGCCTCACCGTGCCCCTCCCCTCTCTCCAAGGAGCCTGAAATGCCCTTCAAGCATGGTATCACCGTCACCGAAATCACGACTGGCGCGCGCACCCTGACCGCCGTTTCGACCGCCATCATCGGCCTGGTCGCCATCGCGCCAGACGCGGACGCCGGCACCTTTCCGCTCAACAAGCCCGCGCTGGTGACGGATGTCGAGGCGGCGATCGGCAAAGCGGGCGTGGATGGGACGCTCGCGCAGTCGCTCCGCGCCATCGCCGACCAGACCCGGCCCATCGTCGTCGTCGTCCGCGTCGCGGAGGGCGAGGATGATGCCGAAACGACCAGCAACATCATCGGCACCACCACGGCGGAAGGGCAGAAAACCGGGATGCAGGCGTTGCTCGCGGCGCAGGCGCAGCTGGGCGTCCGCCCCAAAATCCTCGGCACGCCGGGTCTGGAATCGCAAGCAGTCACCACGGCGCTCGCTGTTGTCGCGAAGAAGCTGCGCGGCTTTGTCTATGCGCGCGCGGTTGGTGACACGGTGGCGGAAGCCACTGTCTATCGCGCCAATTTCTCCCAGCGTGAAGTCATGCTGCTGATGCCCGATTTCCTCGCCTGGGATACGGAGGCGGACGCCGCCATCACCAGCTTCGCCGCCGCCCGCGCCATGGGCCTGCGCGCCTTGATCGATGAGGAATATGGGCCGCAGAAAACCCTGTCCAACATCGGCGTGCAGGGCGTCGTCGGCCTGACCAAGGATATCCATTGGGATATTGAGGATCAGGACACCGAAGCGGCGCTGCTCAATGCTTCGGAAGTGACCGCGCTCATCCGCACGGACAGCGGTTTCCGCTTCTGGGGCAACCGCACCACCTCCGACGAACCGCTGTTCGCGTTCGAAAGCACCGTCCGCGTGGCCCAGCTGCTGGCCGATACCGTTGCGCGCGGCATGATGTGGGGGCTCGACAAGTCGCTGACGCCGTCGCTCGCCAAGGACATCATCGAAACGATCAACGGCTTTGGCCGCGAACTGGTGACTGGCGGCGTCCTGTTGGGCTTCAACGCCCGGTTCGATGAAGCCCAGAACAGCACGGCCAGCCTCAAGGCCGGCAAGCTACGGATCGATTATGATTATGCCGTGCCGCCCCCGCTCGAAGACCTCGGCTTCATCCAGCGGATTACGGACGTCTATTTCGCCGACTTCGCCAGCCAGTTGGCCGAAGCCGCCTGATCCGTTCACCCTTCCCCTCTTTCGCATAGGAAACCGACATGGCCCTCCCCCGCACCCTCAAGGACATGCTGCTGTTCAACGAAGGTCTCAACTATCTGGGTGACGCCAAAACCGTCACCCTGCCTACCCTGACCCGCAAGATGGAGGAATGGCGCGGTGCCGGCATGAACGTCCCGGTCAGCATGGACATGGGCATGGAGGCCATGGAACTGTCCTTCACCTGTGGCGGGTTGCGGCGTGATGTGCTGCGCCAATGGGGGATGCCGACAGCTGCCGGCGTCTATCTGCGCTTTGCTGGCAATTACCAGTCGGACGATACCGCCGCCATGGACCATGTCGAAGTGATCGTGCGCGGCCGCCATTCCGAAATCGAAATGGGCGATCAGGAAACGGGCGAAGTGTCCGAATTCAAGGCCACCATGGCCCTCGCTTATTACAAACTCGTCTGGAACGGCCGGACGGAAATCGAAATCGATCCCCTCGCAATGATCGAAATCGTCGGCGGCGTCGATCGCCTGGCCGAACGCCGCAGCGCGCTCGGCATCCACTGACCCTGATGGCCCGGCCCTCCCGCCGGGCTGTCATTCCCCTTTCCCCGCGAGGATTATTTATTATGTCGAATTCGCCCATCCTTTCCGATCCCATCACGCTCGATACGCCGATCCGGCGCGGCGAGGAAACAATCGGCATGTTGCAGATCCGCAAACCCGGTTCCGGTGAATTGCGCGGCCTCTCGCTGGTCGATCTGGGGCAGCTGAAGGTCGATGCGATCATCAAGGTTCTGCCGCGCGTGGCGGTGCCGATCATCAGCGAACCGGAAGCGGCCAATCTGGACCCTGCCGACCTGCTTGCCTGTGGCGCGGAGATTGGCGGTTTTTTGTTGCAGAAGTCGCAGCTAGCGGTTGCCCGCGCTCAGTAGACGACGCGATGGCGGACGTGGCGGTCATCTTTCATTGGCCGCCCGCCGCCATGGACGGGATGTCCCTGTCCGAATTGATGGGCTGGCGCGATCAGGCTGCGAAGCGATCCCGTCCCCCTGATACTCCCGGTAAGCGCGGAAAGCGGTGATGGCTGACAGAAACCTTCGATTGCAGGTCATTCTTGAAGGGCTGGACCGCCTCACCGCGCCGCTCAAATCCATCACCGGCGCATCGTCGTCCGCGCGCCGCGACATTGCCGAAACCCAGAAACAGTTGAAATCCCTCGACGCCCTGCAACAGCAGGTCGGGCGCTATAAGGCGGTCGAAGGCCGATTTGCGAACGACAGCCGCGATCTTCAGGAGGCGCAGGCCCGCGTGGCTGCGCTTCGCGCCCAGCTGGAAGCGACCGAAAATCCCACCAAAAAGCTGCGGTCTGAATTCGAGCGCGCCGAACGGCAGACGGCGCAACTATCCGCCCGCCTTGATTCCGGCGGCGCGGAATTGCAGCAACTCTCCGCGAAGCTGTCGGCCGCCGGCATCGATGTCGCGGATCTGGCGCGTCATGAAGATCGCCTGGCCATGCAGACGCATGAAGCCAACCAGGCGTTGAAGAAACAGACGGCCCAGCTGGACAAGGTCGCGCAGGCAAGTCGCAACTCGCAAAAACTGAACGATATCAGCGCCAAGGCCACGGGCGTGGGCATCGGCATGATGGGCGCGGGCGTTGCCGCCGGCGCGCCTGTGGTCATGGCCGTCAAACAGGCCATGACGCTGGAAAGCGCCATGGCGGACGTGTCGAAAGTGACCAACATGGTCCCGGCGCAGATCGAGAAAATGTCGAATGACTTCATCGACATGAGCACGAAAATTCCGATGGCGGCGAATGAACTGGCCGCGATCGCCGCCGCCGCCGGCGCTGCGGGCGTCGGCATGGACAAGTTCGGCAAGCCGATGAAGGATCAGCGACAGCAGTTGCTGGATTTCACCAAGGACGCCGCCGAAATGGGCGTGGCCTTCGACATGACGGCGGACGTCGCCGGCGAAACCATGGCGAAGTGGCGGACGGCGTTCGCCATGCCGCAGGCTGGCGTGCGCGCGCTGGGCGACAGCGTCAACGCCCTGACCAACACTTTCGGCGGCAAGGCGGCGAATGTCACAGACATAATCACCCGCATCGGCCCGCTCGGAAAAGTCGGTGGCCTGGCCGCTGGTGAAATCGCCGCGCTGGGGTCTACGCTCGATTCCATCGGCGTGCAGAGCGAAATCGCCGCGACCGGCATCAAGAATACAATGCTGGCACTGACCAAGGGCACCTCAGCTACGAAATCGCAGCAGACGGCATTCAAGGCAATCGGCCTCGACGCTGTAACGATGGCCAAACGCATGCAGACCGATGCATCAGGCGCCATTGTCGATGTGATGGAACGCATCGGCAAGCTGGACGAAGCAAAGCGCCCCGCGATCCTCACGCAGCTTTTCGGATCGGAGAGCGTGGCCGCCATCGCGCCGCTGCTCACCAATCTCGACGGCCTGAAACAGCGTCTCGTCATGGTCGGCGATGCCGGCGCAACAGCGGGATCGATGCACGCCGAATTTCTCAACCGGATCGCCACGACCGAAGGGGCGACCGGACTGGCGACCAACGCACTATCCGGCGTCAACACCACCATGGGCAAGGCTTTGCTGCCCACAGTAGTTGCCATTTCCCAAAAGGTAACGGAAGCCGCCGGCGGTTTCCGCAAATGGGCGCAGGAAAACCCCAAGCTGTCAAAAGCCCTGATGCTGTTCATGGCGGTGGGCGCGGGCCTTCTGGTCCTGTTGGGCGGGTTGGCGCTCGGCTTTGCCGCACTCACCGCTGCCGCCGCTCCGCTCGGTATCGCTCTGGGGCCGCTGCTCGCGATCGTCGCCGCCGTCGCGGCATTGGCGGGGGCTGCCTATCTCATCTATTCCAATTGGGGCAGCATCAGCCCGCTTTTCAAATCGCTAGGCGAAGCGGGATCGGCCCTGTTCGGGAAGATCATGGAAGCCGCGGGCAAGTTCATGGACCTGCTCACGATCTTGTGGAACGGCCCGCTGGGCGACCGCATCCGCGTGGTGATGACGCTTGTGCAGGAACTCGCCACGATATTCGGCACGGCGATCGGTGGCACGGTCGTGGCGGTCCTCAATACGCTGATGGGCGTTGCTGGCGCGGTGTTCGATTTCATCGGCAACGCGATCGGCCTGGTCGCGGCGATCCTGACGGGCGATTTCGCGGGTGCGTGGACGGCGGTGAAAGGCATGTTCTCCGCCGGAGCCGATGCGCTAATCGCGATCCTTTCCGGCCTGAAGACAATCTTCATGACAATCGGCGGCGCGATCATGGATGGGCTTATCGCCGGCCTGAAGGCGGGCTGGCAGCTTGTGAAGAATACCATTGGCGACATTGCCGGCATGATGCCGGATTGGGTGAAGAAAATCCTTGGCATCCATTCGCCTTCCCGTGTGTTCGCGATGATCGGCGGACATGTCATGGGCGGGCTGGATCAGGGGCTTGCAGACGGCAGCGACGGCCCTCTGTCGCGCGTGAAACAGGTCGCCGACGCCATGGCGGACACGCCCATGCGAGCGGCTTCATCGGGGATGATTTCGCGCGCCATCGACCTGTCCGGTCAGATGATGCGCGCCGTAGCAGCGGGATCAGTTGCCCCGGCCATTGCCGCCGCACCTGTCGCTGCCCAGCCCATGGGGGGATCGGCCGCCGCGCCCGTCACCATTCACAAAAGCTATGAAATCAAGGTTTCCGCGCAGGGCGGCGCGCCCGCGCAGGACATTGCAGCCCAGGTGCGCCGCGCGCTGGAAGAGATCGAGCGCGAAAATCGCGGTCGCGGCTTTGGCGATGAATGAAAGGGGCGATGATCGATGCACCTGATGGCGCTGGGGATGTTCCTCTTCGAAATCGGAACCCTCCCCTATGACGAACTGCAACGAAAATCGGACTGGCGGCACGCGCGATCGACGCGCGTCGGCGCGCGCGATGCGGTGCAGTTCGTCGGCCCCGGCGATGAAACCATTTCCCTTTCCGGTTCGGTCTATGCCGAAATCGCCGATGGGCGGGTATCGTTGGACGAACTGCGCGAAATGGCGGGCGCGGGGGACGCCTTGCCGCTGGTCGACGGCAGCGGGACGGTTTTCGGCACTTTCGTGATCGAGGCGATCGATGAACGCCACGCCTATCTCATGAACGATGGGCGCGCGCGCCGGATCGACTTCGGCATCGACCTGCTGCGCGTGGACGATCCCGCCGGCGCCAACGGCCAGCAGGCGGCGCAATGAGCGAAACTGTCAGCAACATCGCCGATTTCCGCGTGACGCTCGACGGCAAGGATTTGACGGACGCGATGCGCCCTCGCCTGGTCTCCCTTTCCCTGTCGGAAAAGCGCGGCGACGAAGCCGACCAGCTGGACATAGTGCTGGACGATAGCGATGGTCGCCTTGCGATCCCCAAGGAAGGGGCAGCCCTGCGCGTCCAGCTGGGCTGGAAACAGGGCAGCGATGTGACCGTGGGGCTGATCGACA